CTGGTAGTACACTTTTAGTTTTTAATGATTCTAATATTTCATTTCTTGTCTTTGCATTAGGTAGTGCATTAACTGCTGTTGGTGCCATATTGAATGCAGTTTGGAACTCAGGTATCTCTACTCCTTCCTTGTTCTTCATCCAAGGTCTTGTTGTATTGAGACCAAAGAATGGTTGCATTTTAAATTGTACTTCATAACCGTAATCAATTTCTACAGTCAGTATACCGTCTTTTATTGTAGCTGTTTGTGGTTTTGTACCGACATTACGATAGATTTGTTTTGCTTGGTCTGGTGGTAATTGTTGCCCCGGCATAGTGTTTATGTGTAAGGGATATATATAAGGGTCGTCTTTAGATTTCTTCGATGGATTTGATACCTATAGCCTTTGTAGCAATTCTAAAAGGATATTCTATGGTTTTACCTTCATATTTTATGACTTCGTTGTAATTATGAGGAATATTTACTGTTACTGTCACATCTACCTCTGAATTAGGGTTTAGCCTGTCTGGTACTGGTCCAACTTCAGCATAATTAATTTTTGTACTCAAGTCTCCTTGCTCTTTAGATTTTATATAGGTAAAAGCAGTAAAAGCTAGGTTTTTTATGACATGATAGCTTTTATTATGTAATATATAGTGTAATTCCTTGGTTTGACCACGAAAAATATCCCAATCCTCACTAGGGGGGTCAGTTACCACTAATGAATCTATAGTACCACTAATCTTCTCTGGTGGTGGCATCAATAATGTCCTCTCTAATAACTGTCATAGTTCCGTCAGCATGGTGTTTAATCTCAAATTTGGTTTTTGGCTTTTTCTTGAACTGTTCTGGTGTTTCTGACACATCAGGGTAGTCTGGTTGGTAAGTTTCCTTAATTACCTTCTTAGGTTTTTTAACTTCCTCCATATCCTCTAATGGGTCTGGTCGTGTCATAGCTGCGAAATTCTTCATGTATTCCTCCAAGTCGTGTGTTGCCTTTAATGACGCTTCCATGTCTTTTTGGCTAGCATTGAATGGTCCTGACTTAGGTCCACCGGGTGACGGATGACCTTGACCTATACCACCGGGGTCACTAGGTCGTGTTGACATAGGTGCTCCACCCATTGGCTTAGTTCTCTCCTTATTACCACCTAAGCTTGGTCCTCTGGACTTACCTGTTGGCTTAGGCTTAGAGCCTGAACTACTAGGTGCTTTCCCTTCCTTCTTACCTCCTGAGTTTTCAGGTTTACCTCCACTTGGTTTGCCACCAGACTTACCTCCACCGGGTTTTCCACCTGACGCTCCACCTGCACCCATTGGGTCAGGGGGTAACGCCATTTGGTTTTGTTCAAAGTCGGGCTTTTTACCTATCTTCCAATCTCCTTGATGTGTACGTTCTATTGGGAATCCCATAGTTTGGTATGCTTGCATGTTCATTAACTTTTGAGATTCAATCTCCAAGTCTCTTAATTCGTCTGCCTCTTCTCCGGGCTTTAACTTAAGGTCCCAATCGTATACACCTAACGTTTGTGCTACACGTTCTAAGTAACCCTCATACAGAATGTCCTGTCCCCATTTGACAGCACGATTAGTAATTGTAACTTGTAATCCTTCTTGACTCCATCCACTTGGGAGTTCTCCGAAATAGAGAGGGAGAACGCCATAGATGGCACCTACGATCATTCTTAACTCTCTCCTTATGTCTATGAATTGTAATTCCTTAAGTGAACCTGTGAAGTCAATCCACTGTGCCATGTTCCTACCACCCTTCTCAGATTCAACCATTAGGGGGTGTATCATGTAAGGGTCTTCAGTTGCGTGTTTTTCTAATTGTCCCCAAGCCTTTCTAAATGTCTCGTAGTTCCTTGAAGCAATTACAAGAAGTCCTCTTGGAGGTCGCATTTTATCGAAGTACTTTCGTATGTATTCATCCATGTGACTAAGTGACATTACTTTTGACCATACAGCATAGATAGGGCTAAATCCGTATATTAACCCCGGTTTGTATTTACCAGCTTTCCATATGATTTCACCCTCACCATAAATAACCCTCTTTGGTTGAGGAATACCAATGGAATACACACTGGATACTTCAGCAACTGCCTTAATTGCTTTTGTACCACACTGTGGACATACAGGCTTTGTCAATCGTTTGTCTCTATGTTCAAAACGAGGACATATAAATACTGGAATCCTTTTGTCATCGTAACCTATCCTTCCATCAGAGTCTGCAATCATTGCAACTTGTGGGGGGTCTACTCTAAGTATCTCTTTAATCTCAGTCTTCTCTGGTACAATCTCTCTAGTCTTTGGGTCAATCCAATAATTCTTAAGCAATAATAAATACGCTGCATCTGCAATTTCAAGGTCTCTTTCGATTTGTCTCATGACCTGTGTGATTGTTTGCTCGTTGTTGTTTACGGGTTTTTTGTAAAGGTTTTCTAAAATCTTACGGTGTGTTGGTTCTGGTCTAATCAAATCTGTTGAACCACAGGAGTCACATTGAACACTCTCCTTCTTCTTCTTCTCTTTGTCCGTTCCTTGCCTTAGTGCAGAATCATCAGCCTTCTGTGTCTGTTTACCTGATGGTTCAGTTGCCATTGCATTTAATGCAGGTTTTTGTTCAAGTCCTTCACCGGGAGCCTCATCATCATTATCTCCAGCTACTGGTTTTAACTCGAACTCTTTGCCACAGTTAGTACATTTGTATTTAAATTTCTCAACTACTTCCCAACCGTTTTTAAAAATTTCTCTGTTAAGTGTTTCAATAGGAATACGAAGACCATCAATGTTATCTGCTAACTCGTAAATCATAATCAAAGGAAATGGAAATATTGGTAATTTGGCACCTGTATCCGTAGCCATGTACGGTTGCATTATAGCAGGTCGTGATGTAGTTTCAGTAAATTCTTTATTCAGGTTCGTTAGATTTTTCCATACGTTCCTAAAGGATTCAAACCTTCCCATGTAATGTATTTAAAAGGGTGTTTTATAAGGATTGTTACTTCATTAGGTTTTGGTCACGTTCAGTGTATTCTAATTTGTCATACTCTGTACCAAGTAAATTTTCTTTAGCGCTATGCAATAATTCTAATTCTATTTGAATTTGATTTATACGTTGTTCTATATCCCATAAATTCAATGCCTTTATATAAGGGGTAATATTAAGGTTCGCATGCACATTGACAGTCATCACAACAGTCTTCACAGTCACAATTCAATGTACCATTACAGGAGTCACAATCACATCTACAGATAATAGGTTCTGGAGACTCTTCCTTTTCCTTTTGTGGTTCTTTTTTAGCCTCTCTAATTACCGAGGCAGCGATTCTGTCATCTCTTGCAGTCATAGTGTAGTATAGTATAGTAATAGTATATATAGTATAATAATAATAATAATAATAATAAAGTATAAGCAAGCGTTTTTGAAGTATATACAAAGTATATACCTCAGGCACGATTTGTGCCTAGAAAAAGGTATATACCTGTGCCTAGAAGTTAAAAAAAAGGTATATACTTGTTACATATGTATCAGGGGTTAGTCTTCTTCAATTAATTCGTGAAATCTACCATCTGCTTTTAAAATGATTTTCTTGTATTTCTTCTTTATGGTTTTATCTATAGTCGTCACGGGCACATATTGATAGTTCTTCCTTTATATAAGGATTAGTCAGTTTTTTTATTCAATTCTTCCATTTTAACATTTGATTGTAATTGTAGTCTTGTCAGTTGTCTACCAAGCACTTCACGCTTCCTCATATTCACTGTAGGCATATACATCTCCATAGTTCGTAATTCCTCGTTTTTCTTCTCTATATCTAGGTTCAATATTTGTATCTCACGCTTTAAGGTTTCCTCTGACACAACGTTTATATTGAGTACCTTTGATATAAAGTTCGTGGATTTACAAAGATATAGTAAAGACGAATACAAAAAAATGATGGGAGAATTAGTACAATATGAAGACTTTGTAACTGAAGTTAGCGTCACTAAACAGATTAGGGGAGGCAAACTACCAGCAAGAGTCTATACAATAATACTTATGGAACCAGACGCAATAAACCTAAAAGAACTTGAAAAGATGAAGAAACAAAGCTCAGTACCACAAGGAGCACCACCAGCACCTAAACCATCACATGATGAAACACCAGATGTTGGAGTGCCTAAGAAATGAGTTCAGTAAGTATATCAGACATTCTATTGTTACTTCACGAAGATTGGGTACCAAAAGAGAAAAAAGACCAAATTAAGAATATGATACTAGATACTATTGATATGGCTGACCAAATGACCAAAGACATTGCAAAAAAGATGGGCGAGAAATAATTGGATAAAAGTGATTTTAATTTTGGAATAGGAATTTTAATTTTAATTAATGTAGTATTTTATGGTATTATGAATACGTTGGTGTTACATTGACTAAATGTTTGGATAGAGACAGAGCAAGATGGTTAGGCGATATGTGGAGATACCATACG